GCCGCATAGTAGATCTCCCAGCGCGGGATCGTGCCGTTCCAGGTCATCGCTGCCACGACCTGCCCGTCCGTGGCGCCCCCGGCGGGAATCTCCAGCAGGAACCGCAACAACGTGCTGAACGGGTTGGTGCTCAGCAGGCCACCAGCGGGCACGTAAGGGGAGATCGTGCCGGTGAACGATGCCGTGCCCAGTTTCGGAAGAGCGAGCGAGCACACGAAGTCGCTGTTGGTGGCCAGCGTCGGCGTCCCGACGATCGTCATCGGCCGCACCCCGGACACCGCCGAGCTCAACACCGTGGACCCTGACGGATCCTCCAGCGGCCAATACGCGATCACGGTGTTGAGAGCTTGACCACCAGCCAGGGCCACGTACATGGCTGAGCCAATCGGCTGGTTGCCCTGGCCAAGCCGTCGCAGCACGCCGGCGCCCTCCAGCTCCACCCACACATCGGTGCCGGTGGCGTCCCACTTCTGTGGCCACGCCGGCACCTCGCCAAGCCAGCGGACGCTACTGCCGCCACCCGACGGCACGCTGACCCGGAGCGGCTGGTTACGTCCGATCAGCCCGAACAGCGGGCCGACCGGGTTGCGCGGAGAGAACCGGCCGTCGCGGTTGTTGAGCTGCAGGCTGCACCGGCTCGCCTCGGTGCGGGAGCCCTCGTTCGGCTGACCCCGAGTGATGCCGATCGGCTGGCTGCCATCGCGGACCATCACGTACTGGGTGATGTCCGTCCACGAGCCGTTGACCAGCAGCTCGACCGTCGGAGTAGTCGTCACCGATGCCCCCTAGCCCCGGCCGAGGACGGCCTGAACGTCGCCGCCCCGCACCCGGATGTTCTTCCGCAGCCACGACAGGAACTCGTCCCCAGCGTTGCCGCCGACCCACTCCAGCTGCACAGCCTGCGGCGCGCCAGCAGCAGCTGCCGAAGCCGCCATGCGCTGGCTGTCCGGATTGGAGTGCACCGTCGTACCAGGCGGAAGCCGCACCAGCTCCGGCCCGTGCTCACCCACCCACGTGAAGCCTGCGCGCACCCCACCAGTCGCCGCGGCGCCCACGATGCCACCCATCGCCCGAGGCGTGCCGGCGTCGAGGAACCTGCTCTGGAAGCTGGCCGTGATGGTGATGTACTTGTCCGTCAGCGTGTCCAGATCGCCCTGCGCCACGGCGATCTGGTGCTTGAGATCCGAGATGTTGGCCTCGATGTTGACGCGCTTCTGGCCGGTCGAGCCCTTCAGCGACGCCTCGGCGTCCGCCAACTTCGCCTTCAGATCGGAGATGTCGCCCCGCAGATACGCGGTCTTGTCCGGGGTGGAGAGGATCGCCTCGGTCAACTGCCGTGCCTGGTCACGAGTGAGACCCATCTGCATCGCGGTCTTCATGAGAGCGTCGCGACCCTTGTCGTAGATCGCATTGACGTCGCTCATGGTGGCGCCGTTGTTGAGAGCTGCCACCGCGGCGGCATCCGTCTTGGAGGCGAGGTCGGTCAGGGCTGCCTCCTCCGACCGGGCCTTGTCCGTGGAGAGGTCGAGCTCACCGTTGCGGTAGTGCAGCGCACTGCCGTTGTCCGCGATCGCCTTCGACGCCGCGTCGATCGCCGCCTCGAACCCAGCCTGGCTGTCCAGCGCCGCCCGTTCCGTGTCGTTCAGATCGGAGATCGCGTCCTTGAGGCCTGTCGCGGTCATCCGCTGGGCATCCAGCGCCTTGCTGGTCTCCATCGCCTGCTGGCCGAGCTCACCCATCGACGAGGCGGTGATCTTCTCGGTCTCGGAGGTGGCGGCGAGGGCGTCCTTGTACTTGTGCATCTCGCCGGAGAGCTTCGACGGGTCGCCGCCCTTGGCCGCAAACGCCTGCTGGAGGTCCGTCAGCGCCTTCGCGGCCACGTCAGCGTGGCCACCAGTGACCAGGCCGGCGAGCGCCTCGTCGATGCTGTTGATCTGGGCGGTTGCTTCCTTCAACGAGTTCGACTTGGCCATGCCGAGACTCATGATCTTGTTCATCACGTCGTTGAAGTGATCCATGCCGACGCTCTTGCCGCTGACGCGATCGACGGCGTACCCCAGCTTGTCCAGGTTGCCGCCGAACACCGTGGCGAGCTCGCCACCCTTCTCGCCGGTCTGCGCCAGCGCCTCCAGTGAGGTCGTCATGCGGTCGACCGAGGGGGCTGCCTTCTGGCTGCTGTCCGAGAGCTTGTACAGGACCGCGACCGCCAAGCCGATGGCGCTGGCTGACAGGGCGATCTTCGCCTTCGTGGACAGGGCGGTGAACGCCGCAGTCAGCGTGCCGACGCCTGTGCTTGCACCAGCTGACGCCACCTGCGCCTCGAACACCCTGACCTTGTAGGCCGCCATCGCCTCGGACGCTGCGGTGAAGGCCGTCGAGATGGTCTTGACGGCCGTGACCACCTTGGACACCACCGCGAACCCAGCCAAGGCAGTGACCACGATGCCAGCCCCCTTGGCGAACTCGAGCATGCTGTCGCGGTTGTTCAGCAGGTAGGTGGTGAACTTCTGCAACGGCGGGATCAACTTCTCGCCCAGGCTGATCATCAGCGCCTGCAGCGACCCCTCGAGCTCCTTCGTCTGCTGGGCGAAGGTCTGTTGAGTGGCCTCCCACGCCTTCCCGAAGTTGTTCGCCCCGGCTTGCAGAGCCGGATACTTCGACTCGAGGCGGTCCATCTGCCCGACCAGGATGTTCAGGCCGGCGCCGGCCTTGCGGCCGAACGCGTCGGTGATGATCTGGCCCTGCTTGTCGGCCGAGATGCCCGCGTTGTTCATGCGGCCGACCAGGTCCTCAAGAGCCAGCTTGAGGCCGCCGCGCTGCATGTCGTCGGCCAGCGTCGTCTGGGTCAAGCCGAGCGTCTTGAGGGCCGACGCGGAGGTGGCGATCGGCTTAGCCAGCGCCATCACGGACATGCGGAGCTGGTTGCCGGCGAGCGAGCCGCGGATGTTGTTGTCGCCGAATGTGGCCAGCGCGGCGCCCACGTCCGTGATGGTCAGACCGAAGCCCTTGACCGTCGCGACCATGCCGCTGGAGAACGCGGAGGCCAGGTCCTGCATCTTCATGTCGCCAACGCCCACGGTCGCGTTGAGGACGCCCATCGCCTGGTCGAAATCCTGGACGCCGGGGATACCGCTCGCGACAGCCGCCGTCAGGGCGTTGGTGACGTCGACCAGATCGGCGTGGCCGATCGCAGCACCCTTCGCTGCCGTCTCGGTCAGGTGCAGAGCCTGGGCCGAAGTGATGCCCATCGACTCGAAGTTCGACTCGACGTGGAAGAGCGCTTCGGCCAGGCTATCGGGGTCGGTGCCGACCTTCGCCGCGATGCCGAGGACGCCCTTCTTGAGGCCGTCGAGCTTGTCCGCGCCCACGCCGGCCTGCGTGACCAGGAGTGCCATCTCGCTGTCGAACTTGCTGGCCATCTTGACGGCCTCGAAGCCCACCCCGGCCAGTGCCAGAGCGGAGAGGTTCGCCGTCTTGTTGAGCTTGGCCATGGTCGATTCCATGGCCGTGGTGCCAGCCTTGGCCTCCTCGAACGCGGGCTTGGTCAGGTTCTTCGCGGTGACCAGGATCTCGACCAGGTTGGTCACTCGGGCACCTCCCTCCGGCCAAGCTCGACGATCTTCAACAAGCGGAGCATTCCTGCGGGCTCAGCCATCACCTCGCTGGGCAGCTTGTGCCAGCGATCGCACAGGCCGATCACCGCCTCGGCGTGGATCAGCTCGCGAGGCTTACGTACGGGGACTCCATCGGAATCGATGCCTCCACCGACGGCTGCCCATCGCTGGAGGTCTGCGGCAAAGGGGCCGCGATGCCCACCAGCGCATCCGTCCACGCATCCATCACGCGGCCGGTGAATCCGGGGCCCTGCGACAGCATCCCCTCCAGCGTGGTCGGGATCGGCTCGCCGTCTTCCGTCTCCGCGTTCCAGGAGACGAGCGCATCGGCGAGCATCTGCATCGTCTTGCGTCGGCCCTCCATGGCGCCGGCGCCCCCGGCCTTGGCCTTCTCCTCGGCCTCGGCGAACTCCCAGAGCTGACCGGCGCTGAGCTCTCGGGCGGTCACCTCGAGGCCCTCGTAGTCGGGGTCCTTGAAGACGAGCCGGTAGATCTTGCGCTGGATCTTGAATCCCACGTCAGCTCCAGGTGGGGACGGTGCCGTCGGCGAGGACGCCGGGTGCGGACCAGGTGAGCTCGCCGCTGGCGGAGCGGTTGAGCTGGTAGTCGGTGTACAGTACTTCGTTGGCGAGCGTCGCACCGTTCACGACCAGAGTGGTCGTGCGGTTCACGCTGGTGCTGGGGATCGTCTTGAGCACCGCGTGGCTCTTGTTGGCCGCCGCATTGAAGACGCCCTTCAGCGTCACCGAGAAGTCGGCGAGCAGCAGCAGGCGCTCCATCGCGCTCTTGTCGATGCCGGTGATGTCCTGCACGGCTCGCGGTGTGGCGAACTGGAGGTCGGTGATGTCGTTGCGGATGTCCTGCGGGGTGCCGCTCGCGTCATCGACGCTTGCGGTGGTCCACCCGAGGCCGGATGCCTTGGCCATGGTCAGCCCCTTCCTTCCTTGCTACTCGCCGCGTCGGTGGCGAATTCCACCCACTGCGCTCGACTCTGGTCGTCCTGGGCGAGACGCCCGAACATCCTGATGCCGCCGTCGACCTCCCAGCTCTTGAGGAACTGGACGGTATGCGTGATGGCGGCCCCGCGCAGAGCCACCGTCACCTGATGCCTGATGGCGCCACCATCCACTAGATCCAGCAGTCGTCGACTCGGGTTGACGATGCTGATCTGGTAGCCCGTCGGACCCAGGAACCGGAGAACGTCGGCGTCCGCCAGCTCCTCGTAGATCATGTTGGGGATGCGCTGATCCACGGCGGCGAACTCGCCTGCGCAGTCCACACCGTCAATCAGCAGCGTGGTCTCATCGGCCGACAGCAGGTCGCTCATCCGCGCGCTCGCAGGTCGGCGAGACGCTGCTGATGCTCGCCGAAGTCGTCGGTCCAGTCCTGCGCGTTGGCGTGCTTCCGGACGCGCCCGGTCGGGTTGCCCCGCCAGTCGCCATCGCGCACCACGTACAGTTCGGGCCGGTCGTCCAAACGCACCCGGTGCTCGGACTGCTTGAAACAGGGCTGCCCTGCCTCGAAGTTCAGCCACGATTCGCCTTCCGCGACGTGCACTTCCACGTACCGGCGCCCGCTGTTCTTGGCCGTGTGAAGAAGCTGCGGCGGCAACCCTTCGACCCTGACGCTCCAGCCATTGAGGTAGGCGGCGCAGTCGATCTCATGGCACTGAGCGGGGCGCCAGTGCGTGGAGAGCGGCGAGACGATGCGGTAGGTCTTGTACGCCTCGACCGGCATGTTGGGCTCGAGCGTCCCCATCAGAACACCACCCCTGCCAGCTCGTTCTTGACGATCACCACTGAGAACACGGCGCTAGTGAACCCACCCGTCGTGACAGTGGTGGCGCGTACGTACTGGCGAACGGTCGCGGTGTTGGCGATCGCGATCCGCTGGGCGGTCGGCGCGGCCGTGACGGCGGTGAACGAGAGGCCAGCGACATCGGCCCAGCTGGAGTTGTCCGCCGAGTCCTGGATCTTGACGGTGACATCCGTCCCGGCGAAGCCCATCACCTGGAGGTACGCCTGAGCGCCGAACGACAGCGATCCGCCCGTGTCGATCGAGGCGCCAGCCGTCGCGGCGGTGTCCGTCCGCAGGCCAGCCGTCAGCTGGCGCCCCCAGCCGAGTCCGTAGCCGTTGGCTTCGGCGTCCACGGCGAACGTGAACTCGCCGCTGTTGGTGCGGTTGCCGTCGTAGTTCAGCTGCTTGGCCACCGTACATGCCGCCGGATCGCCAAGCGCGGTGCCGCGGCAGTACGTCACCACCTCGTCGGCCGTGGGGAGCGCGGAGAGCACGGGGTGGGCCTGCCCGAGCGCCGTGTTGAAGAACGCCGACCAGCTCAGGCCGCCATCGCGCTGGCCGCCGATCCGCTCGAAGGCGCTCTTGTTGATCCCCGTGACCTCGATGGGCTTGTTGCCCCCAGAGATCTTCGACAGGGAGCCGATGTCCCCGCTCAGGTCGTAGCCGCCGATGTACAGGTTGTCGCCGAGCCCGCTGGACTTGGCCATCTATGCCTCCTCTTCCCAGGCGTCGTTGACGACCACGGGCAGCGAGATGGTGAAGACGCGGTACATGACCTCGTCCTGCTTCAGGTAGCCGGCCTGGCCGTCGAGGCCGGAGCCATAGGTGCCGCGTACGTCGACCTCACGGACCAGGCCGCCGAGGGTGAAGTCGCCGATGTAGGCGCCGAAGAGGTCGTCGATCGCCTTGATCATGGTGGGGTCGATGGCGTCCTGCGGCTCCTGCAGCGTGCTGGTGTAGAGCCGCACGTTGAAGACCATCAGGACGCTGGTCGAGTCGAGCCCAGAGCTGACCACCGGCTGCACCCGGTCCACCCACACCGCGGCCGTCACCCCGCTGGACGGCCGGTCCTTCGGCTCATGCTGGTTGACCTGCTCGAACCAGCCAGTTGCCATCGCATGGGACACGATGGCGTTGAGGATTCCGTCGATGTCCACGGCCATCAGAGCCTCCCCTGCACCTGGGAGAAGATCCGCGCGAACGTCCTGTCGGCACGCTGCTCGACTCGCTGAGCCACGCGCCGGAAAGTCGAGTAACCGTGGAACCTGGTCACCGGGTAGTTGCGCGAGCCCACGCCCTCAAGCCAAGGCCCGTACACCACCCCGCCATCGGTGATCGCGAACGAGTCGTTCGACACCAGGTTCACCCGCACCTGCGACTGGTAGTAGCCCGTCGGGTTCCGTAGCACCTGCTCCAGCACCCGGTGGACCTCCTGCTCGGCCCAGCGGGCGACCTCCTCGCCGCCGGCCTGCGTGTAGCGCTGCACCAGCGCCGAGGCTGTGCCGTCGAAGAGCGGGCCCGAGGCCCTGACCGTCACCTCCATGTCACACCGCCCGCATCCTGGCCTTGCGGCCGTACTGCTGGTAGACGCGATCCCGGAGCGAGTCCAGACCGACGCCGTACGAGGTCTTGGTGGTGGTGCCGCCGCCGACTTGCCGGGCGGCCGAGCCCACGCCGGTGATCCGCGCATAGCCAGAGGAGCCCTGGAGGAGCTCGACCACGGCCTCGGCGGCCGTCAGCTGCTGCACGCCGCTGGGAACCTGCCACGCCACGATCTGGGCGCCCTGGGCAATCGCGTCCGCCGTGGTACCGAGGACGCCCCGGGTGACGGTGAGGCTGCGCGGCGCGTAGATCGTGGAGCCGGCGTGGGTAGCGAGGGTGCTGCCGTCCCAGCCCCGTTCCACGGTCAGGTTATTGCCTGCGATGTCGACGATGCGCATCCACTCGGCGTCGAGCAGCAACACCTCGCCCACGGCGAACGCGGCGCCGTTGGTGACCGGGATGGTCTCGTTGTTCTTCAGCTTGTCCAGCGGTGCCTGGAGGGTCTGACCGGTGGACACCATGGTCTTCTCGGTGACGATGAGCCGCTCGGCGCCGATCCGCAGCAGCTGGCCTACCCCTATCGCGGACGAGTCGGAGACCAGCACTGTGGCGGCCGTGGACGTGGCGGCAGTGGTCGTCACACCTGCCGGCCGTTCGTCGTTGCGGTAGCCCCACAGGCCGGCGAGGCCGATGTTCCGCTGCGGGGTCTGGCCGCCCCCGAACGCGCTGTTGGTGTCGAGGCGGATCTCCACCCTGCGGTACGGCGGCCCGCTGCGGTTCGGCTCCAGGTTGATGTTGGCGTTGGGGATGGCGACTCCGCCGGCCACGGCCGAGTGCAGCTCGATCAGCTCGGAGTCGTCCAGCCACAGGCGCCACGGCCGGGCGTACTGGTCGGGCCAGTCCCAGTAGCGGGTGGCCAGCATGGGGTAGAAGACGCGGTTCAGGTTGCCCTCGACGGTGCGGGTGGCGGAGGCGATCGCCTGATCCACCTGGGCGTCCGAGCGTGCGGTGACCTTCATGTCGAGCATGCTCTTGACCTGTTCCCGGGTGCAGTACCAGACGCCCTCGGTGCTGACCGCGGCCTGCTGGCTGCCCGCAGCGGTCAGAGTGATGGTCTCGGCGGCGTCGACCGGTGAGCTGGCCTTGGTGCCGTTCCACGTGGCGAGGTAGGTGCCGGCCGCCAGGGTGCTGGCCGGAGTCCAGGTGTAGCCGTAGGAGCCCGTGCCGGGGTGGGTAACGCCCGTGGTGGTGGGGCCAATCACGACCGCGCCAGTGCCGACGTTGGCGATCGTGATGCTCGGGGTGGCGTCCAAGTCGGTGAGGGAGCCGCCCTCGTAGGCGAGCCACTGGGAGAGCAAGGTGACGGGCTGGTCCGTGATGGCGTCGGTCATGGTGTCCTCCTAACTGAGGGCCGCCCACCAGGCGTTGGACGCGCCTGAGAGGGTGCCGAGGGTGGAGGGCATGGCAGTGGTGAGGCCGCTGTCGGCGGTGCCGTACCGGGATGTGCTGGCGCTGAGCCCGGCGTTGACCACGGACTGGCTGACGCCGCGGAGCATCGTGGGCAGCGTGCTGCCGTTGGCGTAGAAGGCCACGAGGTAGTCGCCGGCCGCCAGAGCCTGAGCGCCGCCCGAGAGCGCCATGGTCTTCGTACCGGTGGACTGCCAGTTGGTGGCCTGGTCAGCGGTGGCGGCGATCAGGGCCTTGGACGAGTTGTACAGCGCGGCGAAGCACTGCCCGGAGGTGAGGGTGACACCCGCTGCGGAGACGAACAGCAGGATATTGGTGATGGTCTTCGCCTCGGGAAGGTGGATGCGCGCGAACTGCACCTGTCCGGCTGTGGGGATGAGCTGGCCGGCGGCGCAGGTCGCCGGGTCTTGGGTCCAGGTGATGAGGTTGTGATCCTCAGGCGCCCAGTGCGAGCGCGGGTGGACGTGGTCGGAGGCGGAGGCCATCGTGCTGCCGCCGGCCGCGCCGATCGCGCCGAGCTTCTTCGGGATCGAGGTGTTGTCGACGGTGGCGCCGCTGCTCGAGCTGGTGAGGGCGTAGCGCATCAGCTCGCCCATGGTGAGGACGGGGATACCCCGGCTGGCGATGCCGTCGATGATCGTGTTGAAGTCGGATTGGAGGATCTGCGAGCTGTCTGCTGGCGAGCTGGCCACGATCTGGTGGAAGTTCAAGCACAGCGCCCCGCCAGCGGCCTTGATCCGGTCGAGGTCGCCGCCGCTGTTGGTGATGTTCGTCGGGGCGTAGCCGCCGGAGAAGCTGCTGATCGCGCTGATCCGGCGGACCCGGAACGGGTCGCTGGGCGGGAACACCTCGCGGGTCTTGTTCACGGTGCTGGCCACGGTGTTGTAGTACTTCTGCAAGATCGGGATGAGGCTGGCGCCATCCGTGGTCTTCGCCGTCGAGCCCTTCGGCAGCGCGAACAGGTCGGCACCCCTCCACCCGTTGGCCACAGCGAACGCCTTCATCGAGCGGGCGTCCGAGTCCACCTGCGCCGCCGTCACGCCGCTGTACGTCAGCCCGTGCACCGTGTCCGAGTAGGCGTGGCACGCCAGTTCCCACCCGCTAGTGGCCTGGAGATCCTGGAGCTCCTGGAGCGTCATCCGGCCGGAGAGCCCGATCCGGTCCACGATCACGTACTCGGTGACCGGGTAGCCGTACAGGTCCAGGCGCCCCTTGCCCAGATCAACGAAGCTCTGGTAGCAGTCGTCAGCAGACAGGACCACGACGCCGTTGGGGAACACCGCGCTGCCGTCCGCAACAAGCTCGGCCGCCTGCAGCCGCACCGTCAGCGCGGCCGTTCCGGTGTCCCGGACGCGGAACCGCAGGGCCGTCAGGCCGGTGCGGGCGCCGGCGCCGAGCGCGGTCGCATCCGCGAAGCCGAGCGACATCAGGACCCAGTCGCCCGAGGTCAGGTACGTCGAGGTGCCGGTGGTGCCCTGCGGGTTCCACGTCCAGCCGTTGGCGAAGCTCGTGTCGGTGGCGAGCTGCACGTCCAACGACCGGAGCAGCGTCTGGTCCTCGACGCGCACGAGGATCCGCAGCAGCCGCGCGGTGGTGTCGACGCTGGTGATCGTGCCGGTGATGTTGTAGGTGGCGCTGTCCCCGGGGGTGACGATCTGCGCACACTGGGTGCCGCGCACGTACGCCGAGGTGTCGTTCGCCGTGAATGTGGCCCCGGAGGCGGTGAAGCCGTGGCCCGACTGGAAGTCCGTGAGGATCACGGCAGGTTGAGCGAAGCGCGGCAAGCGGAACGAAGGCGCGTTGCCGACCATGGTGGCCGTGAACGCCTCCAGCAGAATCGTCATCGGATACGTCGCGCTGGCGTACACCGTGCCGGTACCGGTGCCCTTCGTGACTAGGGCGATCGTCACCACTCCGCCGGAGATGTGCTGCGCGGCGACCGTGAATTGCCAGGAGCCAGGCGAGCCGGGGAAGCTCGCGTTCTGCGGGTAGTACGCCGGGTTGCCCTCCGTGGCTGGGGTGCTGGTGCCGGTGGCCGCGTAAATGTCCGGCGAGCCGGACGCGAGGATCGCCCAGTCCAAGTACTGGTTGGCTGCCGATCGCATGAAGTCTGCGGTCACGATGACCTTGTCGCCGACGCTGGCGGCGATCTGCGCCTGCAACGGAACGGAGCCGGTCCCGGAGCTGGAGCGCACCACCTGCCAGCCGCCGCTCGTGTTCGGCAAGGCGACGTTCTCGACTGTCAGGTAGACCTGCTGTGTCGTCACCCCAGTACCCGAGCCCGACGCACCCCCCGACCCACCCGTGGCGGCGGCCCATTTGAATCCGGCAGGCTGTGAGGCATCTGCGGTCAGCACGGTGCCGTCTACCCCGACGCCGACGCGGGCGACCGTCCCGGAGCCGGTTCCACCGAGCAGGTCGCCCTTGGTGGTCCAGGTGGAGAGCGCCGGCGCGCCGATGGCAGCCGGGGTGAGCGGGTCGGTTCCGCCACTGGCGTGGCTGTTGGCGTGGACGAGCGGCGTGCGGGCATCCGTGAGCCGGGAGTCGGAGGAAGCCACGGCCCCGATGGCCGCAGGTGTCACTGGATCGCTGCCTGCAGCGGCGTGAGTGGAGGCATGGGCGGTGGGGGTGCGGGCGTCGGACAGGCGCGAGTCGTTGCCCTGCGCGGCGGTCCCGGCGGTGCTGCCGTACGCCACGGCGAGGGTCCGGTTCGCCGCGAGGGTGCCGCCGCCGGTCAGCCCGGTCCCGGCGGTGATCTGCGTGCTGACGGCCGCCTTGGTGGCGTCCTGGGTGTCAACGTAGCCCTTGCTGGCCGCGCTGAGGGAGGTGTCGGGGCTGGAGTCGGGCAACGTCAGCTCGCCGGTCATCGTGTCACCAGACCGGCTGACCTTGCGTGGGTCACCGCTGGTGCTGGTGTAGCCGGTCGCGGTCACGCTGCCCTCCCTCCGCTCACTGCTGGCTGATGTAGGTGCCGTCGGGACGCCAGCCGTCCGATCGGCAGTAGAGAAGGCCGTCGGGGCCCGTCAGGAGGGGCTCTCCGTCGTTCGGGCACGCGATCGGGCCGCGCTGACGCTCGTCTTGGGCGAGCTGCTGGGCCTCGAGGAGGATGTCTCGGAGGTCGTACCAGGACACGGGTCCTCCTCGGTGGCCTCAGGCTCGGCGGTTACGAGGTCGTCGGTCGTCTCGGGGTCGTGCTCGTTGGTGGCGCCGCCGTGCAGCGTGATCTTCGGCATGGGGTGGTCCTCCTCGTAGGCGGTCGAGCCGCAGTTGGGGCATGCGGACTGCCCCACCGCGTAGGCGGCGGAGCAGTCCGTGCACAGCCACAGGGCCACCGTCAGGCCGCCGTCACCGAGGCGCCGTTGTCGAGCGGCACGTAGGTGAGGGTCCACTGGATCGCGCCGGTCGCGTCGGCGGCCGACACGTTGACGCCGAGGGTTCCGGCAGGGATGACGATCGGCGACGGGAGGCCAGCGCCGGCGCCGCCGTTCTGGACGTTGAGGGCGGTGCCGACGGTCCCGGCGAGGGCGATGTTGGCGCCGACCTCCTTGCCGGTGATGGCGGTCGCCGAGGACACGTCCACGGCGGTGCCCACGGTCGGCGTGCTCACGATCTTCGCCGATGGGGTGGTGCCGCCGATGACGGTCTTCACGACGCCGTACAGGCCGGTGAGCAGCACCCGGCCGCCCGACACGGTGAAGATGGTGGAGGTGGCGTTCTGCGGCACCGTCTTGGCAGCCGCGTTGGCCACGAGCTGGCCCTCGAGGAGGGCCCTCAGCTGGTTGCCCTGGATGATGACCGACATGGTCAGACCCCCATCGCGGGCAGGTTCGCCGGGGTGCGCTGGGTCATCAGATCGCGGGTGACCGCGTTGACCGTCCCGGCGCCGGTGGAGGTGAGCTTCACGAACTTGTAGGTGTCCGAGAGGCTGGTGCCCTCGACCTCGCACACCATGGCGTTCTGCGTGGCGGCAGCGGCGGTGACGACGGTTGCGGCGGCGGCCTGCGTACGCCGGGTCCAGGCGTCGGAGCCGTCGCCGGTGTTGGTCCAGTACTCGGTGATGTTCACCAGGTTCTGGGCGCCGGTGCCGCTGGCGTCCTTGGCCTCCTGGAGCGTGTAGGTGTCGCCTGCCGCGCCGGCGAGGTAGCAGAGGAACGTCACTCCGGCGGAGTGCTGGAGGTTGATCCACTTGCCGTCGGCGGCAGGCGTGCTGTTGAACAAGCGCCCGAGGGCCTTCTGGGACATGGTGTTGCCTTCCTGGTGAGTGCCGGTCC